TCCAAGGTCAAAGCTGACGTCATCGGGACCCACATAGGGTTCTCTGTCTTCGGCGTAGTATCGATCGGCGTATCCGAGGATCTCCTGATGTCGGAGTACGAAAGACTTTGGGTCCAGCTCGCGTACAAGTCGGAGAAACTCTTCCCGGTCTTCTGCGCCGACAATCTGGCTCCACTTATTCGAAGTCTCAGGAAGTCTACCTGAGCCCGGCCTCCCCAACCCCCCTGCAACAACGTTTCCGTCCTTGATTGCATAGTCGTAACCGAACTCTGCACGACCTCGAGATGGGACAATGTTCGGATGGCAGCCTGCCACATCAAAAACGTCTTGTCGCCGTGATCGGAATTTTCTCCCGAAATCGACGAAAACATGGAGGTGAGTACCTTCAACAGCGTGATCCTCTCGTCCAATGATACACTCAGCTCCAAGAGATCCGATATGGTCGAGAACGGTCCACTCAGATAGGTCGCCAGACTGTGCATACGTGAGGAGGACATAACGAGAATTGAAAGCGAAGGTCATGTGAGTGTTCCGGAGGGTCCTGGGCAAACTAATATTATAGCCCAGGACACAGGACACACCTCTCCTATAAATACCTGTGTTCCTCCTCACTTGATTTCAAATCATGTCCCCGCCCCCATCCCAAAATGGCTTATTCCCGATCCTCCCGCAAACCCCGCCGGAGTTATCGAAAGTCCGGCTCCAAACGCCGGTCTTCCGCACGGCCCTCACGCTACACCGCGAAAACGCGACGCTACACCCGCAAACCGCGCACGTCCAAGCGCAAGCTCGTGGACATGACGTCCGTCAAGAAGCGGGACACAATGATTGTTGCCTCTGCTGGAGGAATCAACCCGGACCCGAAAGTAATCACGGTGACAGGAAGAATAGCCCAGCTTGGCTATGGGACTGTGGATGCCTCCGGGATACACGTTATCCTGTTCAACCCAACCCACAGGTGGCTGGTTCCCAACAACGCCGCATACCAAGCGTACAGGACAAGCACTCGTCCCTTTTTAAAGGGGTTGCTCGAACGAGTAGAGCTTAATCCGACCGACGGTTCTACGTGGTGGTGGAGACGAATCATCTTCGCCATTAAGGGCCGCGTAGGCAACACACTTACGACCGAAGCCAATATTGGGGCGCAAGCCACAAGTGGGGCTACCTCGTATCGACAATTTCGCGATCTCTCCGGTGAGGCCTCCGGCAATTACTTTGACACCAACGTCAACATGCAAGCCACCCTGTTTGAGGGTGTCGTTGGCACTGATTGGCTCAGTCCGATGAGCGCCAAGATTGACCGGTCACGCGTCACACTTATTAAAGACAAGTCCCGAATGTTGAGTTCAGGCAACGACTGGGGCAAGCCGAAGATCTACCGAGACTATACCCCAATCAACAAGACGCTTGTCTATGACGACGAAGAGAATGGCTTGTCCATGAACCCAAGTCCGTTGTCAACATCATCAAAGGCCGGAATTGGAAATATTTACGTAGTGGATTTCTTTCAGTGCCCCCGCCCAGCCAATGCTGGCACACCGGGTAGCGGCATTACCGTTAACCCCCAGTCTACTCTGTATTGGCACGAAAAATAGGCTCCTTGAGCTCAACAAAAATACAGTTTGCTTCCAACCACGCAATGTCGTCATAAATCAAATCAATCCTCCCTCGTGCAGTGTGATCAGTGATGTCAGCTTTTAGTTGATCCCTCGGGTCAGAGTTGGCCAACCAAATACATGGTTTGCCCCACTTAACCTGAACAGGATCCCTGTATAACTTCTTCACTGACACAACCGCTTGACCACCCAACCACTCCTTCCAGGAGGGGAACATACCGATGCCCCCTCTCATGTCATCGAACACAGCATATTCGGCGTCTGGCATATCCCGAAGCAGGACCGCACCAGTCATAATGCCCATGATGTAGACATGGGTGCCTAAACTGCGGGCCCACAACGTCTTTCCCAAACGGCTAGCTCCGTATAGCACCAAGCTCTTTTTTCTCCCTGCTTAGTCAGCACTAGCTCAATACCCCAAATTGAGATCAGTAAAAAGCGACCTCGAGACTCTAGCGACGCACGAGGCCCCCCTCCGGGGGACGACGCCCGAGGCGGCGAGGGGCCGTGCGCGCAAAGAGTCGACGGTCAAGACTCACCTACTGTATCATCTCCAAGAGACTCTCCTCTCCATCCAGCCAAGTCAGGTACCATTCCAAGGTCAAAGCTGACGTCATCGGGACCCACATAGGGTTCTCTGTCTTCGGCGTAGTATCGATCGGCGTATCC